CGCAAATCAATCTACTGGAAATCCAGGAGCTATCCTCACCTCCACCGGCACCGGCGGCGTTTCTTGGAATAATTACATGACTGCGCAACAGGTGTATGACGATTCGGCAACGTTGTGGATAGCAAGTCACGACTATGGCGATGGCGGCTACGGCAGCGTCGTCATCGGCAACATAGACGCCGGAGGCTATACAAATAATCCGAACAATGGGTTGGTGATGAACGCACAAGCAGGTAATACAACAATCGCTATGGACGCTGACACAGGTGCAGCTCAACTTGGTGGCAAACTTGACATAACTGCGTCCGGCACATTTATCGGCCCAAGCATCTCCCCCGGCAGCTCTGTTTCTGCCTTCCCAATGAACCTTGAAATTCACGGCGACCAAGGCGGTTTTTTTGGAATTTGGAATCAGGGAGGTGATTACTTTAACATGGGTTCAGTGGACAGTTATGGAACCTTACTGTCCCGCTTTGCGTTTGGCAGCGATGGCACAATTTTCTTTTTGAGTGAGAGCGGAACAGCGTTTATAATCGGCGGCACCGGTGGTGGTTTTGGCAGCGACTACGTCCGCTGTGCGGACGACCAATCTGGGCAAGGAGTCGAGATTGGCGATGGACTAGGAGGTAAGTTGAACGTGAGGGCTGGAGGAACGTATGTCACTGGCGGTTTACATGTCGCAGGAACGAATTTGTTCATCACGACGCCGAGCAGCGCGGCATCGGTGGCGACGCTTGGGCTTGATAATAACAACCGAGTGACGACGAACGTGGCGACAGTGGCTTCCGCGCAACCGCCAAGCCCGACGCTATCCAACGTCGTCAATCAGGTTGCCACGCCGCTCAATCTTGGCGCAGCCACCAATTTGCCAGCTTCTAGCATCGTATCTAATACTTTTTATTTCCGGTTTTCCTACGCCTACAATGACCAAGCACCCGGAAATTTTAGTGGTGTCCAAGCTGCATTGCCGAATTTTTTCGACTTTGGAGGCGGGATTATTACTTCCACCTTCCGCGTTTCGTCAAGCTCCGGCGGTAACAATTTTATCTTAACGGTTCCACCTCAGTTTATTTACGGGACAAACTTTGTTGTTGGGTATCAAGTTGCTTCGACCAACTCCTGCACTTTTACGGACAACTCTTCAATGAACTACACGTCCAACAATGCTGCGGTCTATCGCTTAGGAGGCTTCCACAACGTGACTACACCTGCTGGAACCAACATGACTTGGTTCTACTACACAAACAGTATTCCTATGCCGACAGTCGCTAGTCTCTCAGGTCTTGTATGGCAGGCAAACTTGTATTTTAACACCGGAGCAACAAACTGCTGGATAACTGTTGGTTCGATACGCACCTACTAAACACCTAACCATTACAAACTATGAAAAAACTAGCTATCATCATCGGTCTCGCTCTGGCGGGAATCACCTACGCTCAAGACTCAACGGTTGTTACCAATGCTCCGGATAGCGTGGCTACCAACGCACCCACAATCGTTGTCACGACAATCACGAATATAACGAGTCGCATTCAACCGATAAAGTTGACGGCCGCGCAGATGGACGGAATCATTCAAATGATTCAGGCGTCCGGTATTTCGGCCAATGTGCCAATCACATCCACAAACCTTGCGGGTTTAAGCGTGGCTAAAATTGGCGACGGCTTTGTGGTCAACATTCGTCTTAAATAATCTATGAACGACACGAACCTCATTCAGATAGTTCAACAGCTTCAGGCCTCAGGCCTCGTCTCTCAATCCACTTGGCACGGCCTCACGGCAATCCATGCTTTGCTTGTGGTGATTGCCGGCTGGGTAACTCATGCCAACTGGAACAACGTTCTGGCCGCCTGGACTTGGTATAAACATGAGGGCGCCCTCTGGGGCATCTTCAAGTCCGCAATCATCGGTGATTCAAAACCTAAAACACCAGTCGTCGAAAATAAGTGATTTACTTTGGCTCGTCACGATGATAAATTAAACCGTTACCTCAACATTAACAACACCAACATGAAAAACATCAAAGCATTATTCCTCACGATCACTCTAGCAATCATCGCGTCCGTCTCGGCTCAAGCGCAGTCGACGACGGTCTCGAATCTACTTGGCACACTCAATCTTGGCGATGCGGCCAACAAGTTGTACGCACAGGCTCAGTCCGGTGGTCTTCTTACGGCTACAAACTATGCCATTGAACCCTATCTGACTTACGCACCTCATCTCAAAGCCGGACATACTACTGGCGGTGGTGTGTTGGCCGTGTATAACTTCAATCAGTACTGTGCTGGTGGCCTAGGCGTCGACTACCTTGGTCAGTTCTCACTCGTGTCTGGTAACGTTACCATTCGATATCCGATCAACGTCGGCTCCAAGGTGGATTCATTCCTTCTTGGACCGTTGGCCGGTCTGAAGCCTACGCTCAATCAAATCACGGTGGTTCCGTTCGCTCTGGGTGGCCTCGGTACTCCCTGCTCCGGCTCATCGACCACGGTCTCGACGATCGAAGACGTTGGTGGTTACATTCAGTACGGCAACTTCTGGGGTGGAAAGCTGAATACAGGTATCTGCTATGGTCAATGGAACAATGCCGGCGACTACTCGGGTAAGCGCTATCACGTATTCTTTGGCTGGTCTCACGGATTTTAATCCTTAATCACATCGATCATCAGGGGCTTCTTCGAAAGGAGAAGCCCCTTTTCTTTTCCATATAAATAGATTCCATGAAGAATCAAGTCAGAGTCGCGATCTGGATCAGCAATCATGACATCATGGGTCGTGCCATTCGATTCCTTACACATGGAACCGGTACGCATGCGGCCTTCGTACGTTCGAATGGGCGCATCGTCGAGAACTTCTATCCACATGTGCGTGAACGTGACTTCAAGCCAGGAGAGCTCGAGCAGGTTGAGATCTACACGATTGATGGCCTCACGGCTCAGGAGTCCAAGCGTCTGGAATCCTGGCTCGACGAGCAGATTGCACATCCAGAAGCCTACTCGATTCGTGATCTATTTCGATATGCCTTAAATTGGCCTCCTCTGAAAGGTAATCGCTGCTTCTGCTCGATGTTCGTTTTGAAAGGAATTCGGCTAAACGTCGGCCATCGTAAGCAACCTCTGGCTCGTCTGCCCTATGAAGACTACGCGTCTCCGCGTGATCTGCGGCTCTCTCCGCGCTTGACATTGAATGGCGAATAAATAAAGCTTATGGCCAAACCATCCTCACGTCAGGGACTGATTGACTACTGCCTACGTCGCCTCGGCGCACCGGTACTCGAGATCAACGTCGATGATGATCAGATCGACGATCGCATCGATGAAGCCATACAGCTGTATCAAAACTATCATACGGATGGAGTCGTTCGTAACTTCTACAAGTATCAGGTCACACAAACTGATTTCAACAATCAGTACATTCCACTTCCTGAACAGCTGATCTATGTGCTTCGCGTTCTTCCCATAGGCGTGGCCAACTCGACTCAGGGCATCTTCTCGGTTGACTATCAGCTTCATCTGAATGATCTATATGATCTTCGTCGACCGGGCAATCTGATCAACTATGAGATGACGCGTCAGTATATGTCGCTGATCGACATGGTACTCAATGGCATGGATCAAGGAATCATCTTCTCGCGTCATGAGCAGAAGCTTCATATCGAGACCGACTGGGCTCAACGAATTCCGGTAGGAACCTGGATCGTCGTCGAGTGCTATCAGACTTTGAATCCAGATGATTATCCGACCGTGTACAATGATCAGTACCTGAAGAGGTATGCCACGGCATTGATCAAGCTTCAATGGGCACAGAACCTTTCGAAGTTCAAGAACATGACTCTTCCGGGTGGAGTTCAGATCGACGGCGCGGAAATTATGTCTCAGGCCAAGGAAGAGATCAAGGAGCTCGAGGCTGAGGTACGCAGTGTGTGGGAATTGCCGTGTGACATGTACACAGGCTGAAGACGTCTATGTAGGGTAACCTACATGATATACGTCATTGAGATCTCTCCATAAATAGAATCATGGCACGTAGCGTCTACTTCGGTCAAAATGTACAGAGTGAAAAGAATCTGTATGAAGATCTGATCATCGAATCCATAAAGGTGTATGGATTTGATATGTTCTATCTGCCTCGCACGATCGTGTCTCAGGATAAGGTTCTGAATGAAGATACGGAGACTCAGTTCAATTCCGCCTATGAGATCGAGATGTACATTGAGACGGTTGAGGGATATGAAGGCGACGGAGTGCTCATGTCTAAGTTTGGCCTCGAGCTTCGCAATCAGCTCAAGGTCATCGTTTCGCGTCGACGCTGGAATAGTACGGTCGGAACTTGGAATTCGGGCTACAACAACTATCGCCCGTCCGAAGGCGATCTGATCTACATTCCAGGCATCAAGGGTCTCTTCGAGATTAAGTATGTGGATCTGGAAACTCCCTTTCATCAGCTCAACAATCTGCCGGTATATCGAATGACTCTGGAACTCTTCGAATACCGCGGAGAAGACATGAACACCGGAATCGATCAAGTAGATGCCCTGCAGGCCGAGAAGTCCCTGGACTCCTCATACCGTGCCGTTGTAACGTATTCGAATCAGACGGTCAAGTTCAACATCGAAGAGCCGATCACTCTAGCCTACGCCTCCGGTGCTACTGGCACGGCCAAGGTAACGAACATTCAATTGTCTGATCCATTGAACTCCAATTCGACGACGACGATCACTTTCTCGGCGCTGCGATTCATGGATTCAACCATTCATCCCCTGGCATCCGGAGTGATCGCTACCGGTATGATCACTGGTGCCGTGGCGACGATCACACACGTCGTGACTTTGACGGATGGAGATGAGGCTCTGAATGATGGAGACATCTCGATTCAGAACAACGCACTCGAGACACGTGCCAACTCCATCATTGACTTCACGGAAGTAAATCCCTTTGGGGAATCGAACGACTCCTGATCATGCTTACTCAGACCTACCATTACAACGCAACGATCAAGAAGATCGTGACTATCTTTGGTTCGCTCTTCAACTCGATCACGGTCGGACGTGTTGCCGAGAATGGAGTGGTATCGAACGTCGAGCGTTGTCCAATCTCATATGGTCCTAAGCAGAAGTTCCTGGATCGCATCACTCAGCAACCGGATCTGGCGACCGACAAGGTGGCCGTCAAGGTTCCACGCATGTCTTTCGAGATCACGTCGATTCAGTACGATCCCGAGATCAAGCTCAATCGTCTGAATCGCAGTCTACAACCGATTGCAGGAGATACCAATAACTACAGCTCAACCTGGCAGTCAGTTCCATATCTTCTGGGAATGCAGCTCAATGTGTATGGACGTAATCAGGACGACGTGTTACAGATCGTTGAGCAGATCCTTCCGGAGTTTCAACCAGAGTATACGGTTCGCGTCAAGGATATGGAGTATCCTGGATCGATCACGGATGTTCCGATCATTCTGAATTCCGTGAATATGACGGATGACTATGATGGAGCGATCGATCGTCGCCGTGTGATCGTGTACTCACTCGACTTCACGATTCGCGTACGCTTTGGTGGTCCTCAGTCATCTAAGGGTATGATTCGCTTCGTCGAGGTCGGTCTGATTCCTAAGCTCGACACTTCCGTCACGGCTGGAGAATATGTTCATACCGGAGTATCATCGATGCAAGATACTCCAAACAGCTACGTCATCATAACATCAATTGATACCTTTGGATTCAATGAGGGATTCGTTCCGCCAGGTGTCACCAATGCGGATGCGAGCAATACCAGTGTGACGGCAGATTCCATAGACGTCACGGCGGACATGAAATAGATAAATAAGATTAGAAATGAAAAAAATACTACTGTCATTCATTGCCATGTTTTTCTTGATGTTCTGTAGTCATGCTCAGAATATCAATCTTGTCAATGTTGGAACGAATGCCAATGATCACACCGGTGATCCTCTTCGAGTTGCATTTCAGAAGATCAATACGAATTTTTTGAATGTACAATATTCAATGAATAATATCGGGCTGGCCACCAACATCAACAACGCGAGCGGCACTAACGTAACAGCCAGCAATCTTTATGTCCCTGCCGGACTTTATGATGAAAATCAATCTCTTGGAGCTCCAGGAGCTATCCTCTCCTCCACCGGCTCCGGCAGCGTTCAGTGGATTAATTACATGACTGCCTCGTCGCCTGAGGATGAATATTCGATAAAGTTGTGGATAGCATGTCACGACTACGGAAATGGCGGCTACGGCAGCGTCAGCATCGGCAACATAGACGAAGGAGGCGGTCCAGGAAGTCCGAACAATGGGTTGGTGATGAACGCACAAGCAGGTAATACAACAATCACTATGGACGCTGATTCCGGCTATGCGACCTTTTATGGAAATGTAGGAGTTGGTTTATACAACCCCCTCTACAAGCTCGATGTAAACGGCAGCATAGGTAATAGCTCTGGCGACACCATTTTCCAGTCTGGCACTGATAACTTCTACATTAAAGGCGGCTCTCCTTCCTTAAGGCTCAAGACCAATGGTGGTGGTGGTGTTTGTTCTTTAGGTTTTTATACTTTTGGCTTTTCCTGGACGAACGCAGCCGCGCAGTGGACGTTTAGCGACCGTGGTGGCTATACTGGTCAGTCAATTTTTTCTGTATGCTCTGGTGGCTCTGGAAGTGCTGCACTCCGCCCAATGGTTGCTATCGGTTCTAACGGCGATACAGGTGGCGGCAAAATAAGCGGCTCATACACGTCAGGCATGGCTATTGGTGAAAGCTATACGTCTGGAACATTCCAGATGCCCGATAACGGCCTCATAGTTCAAGGCAGCATAGGCGTTGGAAACAACGCACCACAAGCTAAAGTAGACATTACCGGAACTATGACGCAATCAGGCTACTACACGAATGCTTCAAACATCTATGTAGCTGGCTCTGTCAACGAGGCAGGCAAAGACCTTGCGCCACACTTAACGACCTCGTCGGCGACCAGCGGGACGGTGACGGCTTCCACGTCATACTGGGATGAAACTGTTTATCTTTCCAGTGGCTCAACCATCGCCAGTATTACCATCGCGTTGCCGTCCAGCGGCACGCTGGTAGGCCAGATTTATCGCATTCACACCAAGTCAAGCGTGACCACCTTGAGCGTGACGGGCGGCTCTTTTGCTGACACAGCAGTAGTCACTTTAACCGCAGGGCAAACTATCGCGTATCAGGCGCAAAGCACGTCTGGCGCATACATCCGAATCCAATAAAACCATGAAAAAAACTCTAATTACTATCGGCCTCGCTATTCTAGCGGGGATAACTTCTCAAGCTGTTCGCGCTCAAAGCTCGGTGGATGTCCAGACGGAAGCTGTGACTGTATCCACCACTTTGCCAGTTGGAGTTGGCGAGAGCCTAATGTCTCAAGCGGTAGTTCCGAATGGATTTATTTCCATCAAAGGGACGAACGCCATCATCGGTGGAAAGGCAGTTAT